ATGTAAGAAGTATTTGATCGGCTCCGGTCGCGGAAACCGTTCCATCGGTCGGCACGGTAGACCTGCCAATCAGAATATAGTGATAGGCGGATGATGCGCTTCCCACCCAAGTACTGCCGCCGTCAGTCGATACCCTGAGATAGATTGATCCGCCGTCAGTGGCGTGAGTCAGTCCCGGAAAATGCAGTTCATATTCATCGTATGTGGATGAAATCCCGGTGGTGAAGTTCAGCGACGATGCGCCGGCGGTAGTCTGCGTGTCCAGAAGGACAAGAGATGATCCATCCGAAGCATTTGATGTTTGTAGCAGCGCATAACCATCATGTCTGTCGTAATCGAATACCTGATAACTGGAGGTAGACCGCGCATAGACGATACAAGAATCATTGGCGGCGGTTGTAATGTTTGCGCCTGTTGGAAGGTCGTTGGTGGTGGCGTTATACGTCAGTGTCAGTACGTCATCGAAGATAACCCGCATCCATGCGCCGGCCTGTGGTGCGGTTCCCCAATCGGTTATGGTCGTGGTTCCGGTAACATGCACAGTATTGCCGTCTCCTGCGGCCCAGATATCACAGTCCGAAGCGGACGCGACATTGGCACCCTCGGCGGTCCAGATCGCTTTCCCGGACATTGTTACATTGCCCTGGTGTGTCCAGTCACGACCGCTAATAACGACTGCTGGTATTGAATCGTTTGTCGCGCTGATCAGGCCATAAGATATGGCGCTCAGCCCAGCATCGAGCGAACCTGAATCGTTTACAACAGTTAGCGTCGTTAGCGTTGTAAAGGCTGATGCGGTAATGGTGCTGTAAATCGTCCCGCCGCTGTTGGTAGTTTTAATTCTGCGGCCAACATGGAAAGTAGACGTTTGATCGCCGACCATGGTTAAAGAAGTTGCGCTAACGTAGGTCGGAGTAGGGCCAGAAACCCACTGGTCAACCGATACGGACGTGTCATTAATGCCGCCTATGTCGTCCCAAGTCGCAATTGGCGATGCTGGGGGGTCGGTATCATCAGAAGGCGCTAATACATACTTGACAGCAGCCCCGCCTATTTGCCATATAGGGTAAGTAACCCCTGACCCGTCTGCTGGTTCCCCTCTTGTATTCAATACGATAGGATTGGCATGTGCTGAATTACCGTCCTCATCTTTATATGTCGTTACTTTGGTGGACGATCCGGCAACGTAAGTAAACAGTTGCGCTCCGCTGTATGGGTCTCCATTTGAGTCAAGGAAAGCCCGAAGTCCCAACGGGGACAGGTAATTAGCCATGTTTCTCCATGACGCCTCACGGCGTTAATTGAGGTTTAAATGCGATACCTATTAATAGGTGTGATTCTGTTGTTTCCGGCCTGCTCCAGTGGATTCATTAAAGAAGGCGCGACATACCAGGAGTTCTATTCAGAACTACGCAGGTGCGAAGCGGAAACCGCCCCAAAGTGGAGCTTTTGCGTAGGACATGCCTGCCGGGTGCAAAGCTCTGAACTCAAAAAGCGCCGAAACCAGTGCATGCAGGCGCATGGATGGCGGCTATCGCGTGAAGAGGACGCGTTTCATCCATGACCGACGACCAGTTCTGGAGGCTGATAATAGGAAGCGCGGTTATCGCGTCTGCCCCTATTATCATGGGCTGGTTATCTAAACGACTCTCCGACTGGAACAAGCGCCGCACCGGCGGCAGGAGATAGTCTCCTTACATAGTCGGCAATAGCGTTCGCCGCCTGTGGCCTGTCAGCAACCATACTTACCAAAGCGTTTTGCACTGGACGTGTATATATAAGCGAACCACCGCCAAGAGCAGCCGCTGTCACTGGAAGATTTACAGCACCAGCCCCAATCAATCCGGCCCCCCATCCAAGACGGCCAGCGGTTCCGCTATCCGGAACCTTGCTTCCTATGATCTTCTGTCCTGAAGATCCGAGGTCTTGCATAAGTGATGTTCCGCGAGATACGGCCCTGCCCCTCACGCTATCATCTGCACCCTGAATCGCCGCATTTAACTGCGCTGGTGTAAAGATTCCCTCCGCGTTCTTTGCTGACTTGGCCGCGTTCTCTACCCTGACAAGATTTGCCCACCCAGCATCTGCGCGTTTTATCATGTCGGCCACATGCGGATTGGTTCTCATCATCTGCTGTTTTAGCAAATTCTGAAGCTGCGACAGGGCGTCGCCAAGTTCCTGCTCGGCAGCCGTAGACGACTTTGAAAAACGAGACGCAATTTTACCTAAATCGCTGTCAACGGACTTAAATACATCACCAAGCATTGAGTTATTCGGAGACATGCGCCCGACAACCTTTTGCTGTAATTCCTGTTCAAACCGCTTTCGCATTGGCTCAGTTAAATTAGAAGCCATCTGTCTTAACTGCGTCAGGTCGGCGTCGAATCTGGCATCGAACTTTACACCCTTAACCTGCTTTAACGCATCGTCGTAATAATTGCTTAGTAAATCTCCAGCTTTCCTTACACCATCGCTCCCAACTTCGTCAATTTTCTTTCCAATCGGCTCAAGTGAACGATTGATTGCCGTTTTGTTGAAAGATACCAGGGTCTGCCCCCTTGCGCGGTCTATCATGTCCCCGAGAATTGGCACACTGCGAAGTTTTTCTTCGACTGCTGCCATTCTTCCGCCTAGAGCCTGCCCAACTGTAGGCTGTACGCCTTCTGACCTTAGAGATTGAAGCTGTGCGTTTGTTGACGCCTTTGGACTTATTACCCTGGCGATGGACGACATGACGACCGGAGCGGCTGCCCCAAAAGCGCCGCCGATTGCGGCCTGCTTCCCCTTTTCTGTCCAAAACTGATCGGTGTTACCCGTGACAGGCTGAGACATTCCGAACGCTCCACCAGTAGCCGCGCCAACTCCAATCCGTGCCGGTAACGTTGCGGCGGCGGGAACAGCGGAGGCGAAAGGAAGCGTTGCGACAACGTTACCGGCAAGACGATAGGCGTCTATTCCGCTCTCTCCGGACGCCTTACGTCTGGCCTGATAATCATTTTCCTTTTCTGCGATGAGCTTGTTTAATCCGCCCTCCGGGATCTTGTTTACAAGTCCTGTCTTGTCGGCAATCAGGTTGTTCAACAAATCAACATTCTTCCGCCAGTCATCAGGGACAGAATTAGCGGCCAATTGGGCCAACGCGTCCAAGGGGTCAGAAACGCCCTTTAAGATCTTTTCTGTTCTCGAAATGGGGGCGGAAGGAGCTGACTTTCCATCTACCGCAAGATTTGCATCATTTCCAGAAGAACCGTATTGCGTCCATGGGCCGTCCTGCTTATTGGAAGAATACTGTTCCCAAGGCTTCATTGCTTTACCCAGCTCGAAGGTTTAGACGGATCTCCGCCGTTAAAGACGTACCCGCCTTGAACATCTCCTATCTTGGGTCCAGACATGGAACTTGATTTGTCGAGTACTGGAACTGCGCCGTTATACGGCACGCCGTAGTCTTTCTCGTATGCGGCAAGGACACGCTTCCAACTTTCCTTAGTCTGTTTTCTGACTAGTTCCAGGTTATGCCTGAACTGTTCCTCCGATTGCGACTGCTGGAGCGAACCCCAGACAGCCTGCAATAGTCTGTTCTCAAATTCAGAGACCTGCCCCAATGCGCCACCAGTTTTCGAGTTGTTCCGCATTTCCTGGAGTTTATCGAAGCCAATATTAGCCTTGATAGTATCCAAGGTATTCATCAAGTCGTGCGACTTGGTACCGGGCATGCCCTTTGTCATATTTCCGACAAGTCCGGTCGTTCCCCATCCGGTCATTCCTAGCGCCCTATTAATGCTGTCGTCAAGGGCTTCAGCCTTAAAACCGGCAGACTCTATTGAAGACTCAACTCGTGGGCGCTCTATTTCCTTTTCGGCACGATTCTTTCCTAGCTCAGTCTGCCTTGCCTGCTCAGACTTAAACGCTGGCATTTGCTCAGGCTTTGGTGTCACATTGTATGACTCGCCAATCCCGCCGCTCAGCGGGTCTCTTGTTGCCATCGTCCCGCCGAGATTCATGATCTGCGCGGCACGCTTCAGGGCAAGATGCTTCTTTTGCACGTCTTCCGGCTGATTCAGAAACCACTGTGTTTCCTGAATGGCTGATGGCATCCCGCTTTTACCGTGCTGCATCATTCCTGCCAACTGAAGTGCCTTGTCACCATAGCCGCCTTTAATCAGCGCGCCGATGGCGTTGCCCATGTTAAGGCCACCTGCCTTTGCCGGAACCGCTTCACTCTCTAGAAGACCAGAAGGCGTTCCAACACCCATGAACTCCCCAGAATCATCAACGTATGCCGTAGCCGACTGCGCGGCCTGTGGATTCTCGTAGGCGCTGCTAAGAATTCGAGAAATCGCGTTACGCTCATCCTCTGCCTTGCGCTCCCTGCGCCTTTCGTTGTTGTACATATCAAAACGTTCGGCCCAAGTAGCCATTAGGAACCACCCCAGTTAAGGCTTAAATCGGAATTTTGCCATTGAGAAAACGGTTGCTCTCCGCTATATAAAGCGTATTGATTCGAGTTGCCACCATAACCAGATCCACCACCACCGCCGCCTCCACCTGCTCCGCTGGCTGGCGTTGCGTTAGGGTTCTGACCAGGATTGCCACCACCGTACATTGAGGGCACCCAACTCTGAACGATATTGTTGGTTCCCTGCTCCCCTTGGGCGATCATGTTATTGGTATCCACAACACGGCCCCACATATTCTGTGATCCTTTCTGTATCAACCCACCAAGTGCATTTCCCTTGCCTGCTTGCAGGTTGGACATATTGGCGGCTGCACCCTGACCAATCCCCAAACGGCTCAGCCATCGCATGAACTCGTTTTGATATTCCTGGCTTGCGGCATGCTGGCCATAGTCCGTTAGGGCCTTGCCGGTATTGCCTGAAAGTAAACCGCCACGAGCTGCGGCAGAGTTCTCCAGGGCCTGCGTTCCCTGCCCAAGCCTCCATTGATAACTGGGATCAGAAGTAAATGAATTTGGATTAGCCTCCCAGTCAGTGAACCTCTTTAGTGCATTTTGCCCATAGTCATAGAATGGCTGTTGGTATCCAATGGCCTGATCGTATGAATCGCTTAATACCTGCTGTGCGCGGCGCTCTTCATCGAATGACCTATTTCTGTGTTTTTTGTATTCCCCCGCAAATTGTGCGTTGAAAATACCAGAACCTTTAGCCTGAGACATTTTTTCTCCTAAACGGTTGAACCTGTAGCGTCCACCCAGACGACAGACGGGGAAACCGCACTAACCCAGATTGGTTGACCTAACGTGGTGTCAAAGTAAGGACGCCCAACCCAAAGCCGAACGGTCGGCCTCTGGGCTGTTGTTCCTGATTCCTGCAAAGCATTGGCAGACAGCCAAATTAGGGTCAGCCATTCCTGCGCGTTCTTTGTTATAAGTGCTCTTTCGACAAAAGCATCTGGCCGTGGAGGTTCGGGGATCATGGCTGATTAATAAACACCCCGGTAATAACTCGCTTTACGGGATCAGTGATGATGAGCTTGAAAACCCAGTCACGAGACGACCCAAGCTGGGTCCATCTGGCGCGATTCATGGTTTCTCCAATTTTCCCCATGGAAGTCCAGATTTCAGCGCCGAAGGTCTTTCCGCCGTCCACGGATATTTGGAGCATGATCTGTGGGTCTGCCCCCTGTCCAGACACAAGACCAACCCCCATATCGCCATCAACCTGAAATGAAGTTATGCGAGTTCTTTTACCTTCGTTGTAGAGATGACGGCTGACAAGTTCCATTCGGATAGTGTCGCCGTTCTCGTCGTATACATCAGGCTTTAGCTTGTAAAGGTCTCCAGTGTCATAGTCAGAGACCAGCCTTGAATTCTGGAACTCAACGCCAATCTCTCCGCGATCCCGCTCCAGTCCATCGCTTTTTAGTTCTGACCAAATATTAGTCAACCCATCAAACAGCCACGTTTTCCCTGCGTTCGGGAAATTGATCTGGTACATCGGATGGCCGCCCAACGTGTAAGAAAAGGCTGTCGCGTCCGATACATCGCCATAGCTGTTTATGACATGATCCACTTCAGCCGTTGAAATGCGTTTGACTCCGTAACCGTTCAGGAGTCCAACAATAGACTCTCCATTTCGGACCCTGGCCAAAAATACGACAGATTCCATAAATCTGGCCACGCTCCATCTGGCGGCAAGACCATATTCGGCGTTGGCCCCTCCAATACGGAGATATGGGAATCCTGGTATCCCGGCATTGCTCCAAAACTCAATTGTGTTAGTGCCAAACAAGACAACCTGACCGCCTAGACTGTACACACGGACCAGATAGTCCGGCTGCGATTCAGCAGTGGCAAAGTTGGTACCATCCCAACTGGTTCCGGCGTATGCGTCAGATCCATAAAAACGGCCGGAACTCGCAAAACTGTTCAGGAACCGTCCGGAATCAAAACAGGTTGTTAGAGGGCTTGACGGATAGTCGCCGTCTGAAATCTGGGCAAATGCCGTGCTGTTGATATTGTAGGTATAACCATACGTTCCATCGACAATCTGAATCTCGGTCCCGTTGTCTTCCATGTCCACGCGGCCTGACGTTGTGTTTAACGTCCCAAGACTGGTCTTGGTTCCAGCGTTGTTGACCTTCCAGAGTGTCCCCCTATGAACAACGTATACAAAATCGCTGTTCCGTGGAACGTGCATACCTCGTATTGGTGTATCGCCAAACGAAACAAATAGCTCTTTACCGGGAATGCCTATAATGGAGACACTTGTTTTGTCCCCGTCCGGATTGAACTCGTAATAACAGTTGATTCTTCGCTGTGCGGTAATGCTAGGGCTTTTACCCTGCTGTCCAGTCCCGAATAGTGAATCCATCAGATATCCGCATATATGTTATAACGTCCGCCACCACCAAGACCGAGATTGGATATCAGCGTTGGCGTATTGAACGTTTTAATAGCGGCTTTGGATTGCTTGGCAATCTCGATTACGGAAGCAGGCAACTCAAGGTCTTGGTATTCGCCATGAAGCTCGATGGCAAGATTGTACTCGATGGCACGCTGATAACCAGGAGGTAGATCGACCGCAGTTGTCAGTGCGGAAAAGCTCTGCAACTGCTTCCATGTGTTTAGATGGATGGATACCGTAGAGGATGGGACCGGATAGGCGTACAGGACACCCAATGTAGGCGTGTTATCGTAATAAATGACTTCTGGATAACTGGATTCGGTTGTCTTGGTAACAATCGAATCATATTCGGCCTTGTCAATGGCCCTGTACGGATAGTCCTGACCGCTGATACGGGTAAATCCGTTAGCAATCCGGCTTGGTCGTGTTGTGTTGAAGTTTCCGCCGCTGCCTATCGTCCTCGATGACTGGCTGGCCGTCCACGAAACGGTTTCATCTGCTATCTGATAGACGAATAGCCGTTCTATGGACCAACTGTCCAGCATTGAATTAAGCGTATCCAGAGCATCCGAAGCTTGTAAAGACGTTATTTCGTTGCCTTGACCAATCGCCCCGAACTTCTTTAGTGCCTTCTTGATCATACTGAGGGCGGTTGCCATGACTTCTCCTTGTACTCCCTAAGCATCAATTTTCGGATTTTTCTGGCCTGCCTTGCGCTCATTCCTTTTTTCAGGATTCGCTGAGAATCAAGCCGCTGTTGGCGCGTCGTATTCGACACCGATCAGGTCCTTTTCGCTAAGTAGCAGATAATCCTTGTCGTCCTTCCGGAATGGCAGACCGCCGTTTTTGGTAAACCTCACGATATCTCCTACCTGCGCCCCGTTCTCCGTGTCGCAGTCTTCACCAAGTACCAGAACTCTTCCCCGCGTCCACGACTTGCTATCGATACCAGATGACTTCGTGTTGATTTTGTCGAATTGCACGACTTCAATAATTGAACTGAGTTTTTCGTCATCTATGGGCTCCACCACAAGCCTTTTATGCCGTGGCCGAATCATTCAGCGGGTTCCTGCTCTTCCTTGGCCTCTTTCTTCGGCTTGAGATTGAAAAACTGCTCCTTTGTAACCTCTTTCCATCCGTGTTTCTTGTCCATCTCCGCTTCCTGAAACTGGCCAGCGATCTTCTTTCCGTGGTTCTTGTGGATTAGGTAAATCTGCATCATGTGTTAGAACTCCTATTTTGTGAGATCAAATCCAACGTTAAACCCGATGTTTCCAACAGAGGCCACGGAACCCTGAACAACGCGTATACCCGTGTTCTTTGGAAGAAGTATTTCGTCGTCCATGACCAGATACCTATCGACATAGGTTCCGGCGTTGGTTTCTTCCGAGAATACGCATGTCCAGTTAAGTACTGCTCCAGCCGTCGCGCCACCAGTAGGGGTAAGTCGTGCGGTAATCAGGTCTGGACAGCGACTCTTGGGGCTTCTGGCAGAAAACGTGCAAGCTGTCGGATCGGTGCCGTTCCGTGTGGCAGCGGTTCCGCCAGTGCCTACGGCGCTCGTATAGGTCAGGAAAAGATCAACGCCAACAACGCCAACAACCGCAACGGCCCCAGAAACGACCGGCTGCACATAGCGAACGATCACATCGTCATCAGACGCATTGAACATATCGAAATAGACGAGGCTCGCGCCAACCGCCTGTTTGGGTACAAATAAACGAAATTGACTAGCCATTAGTCTCCTTGACTGCGTTAGATCCGCCAGGCTGGCGTAAAAGGAACTGGTGAAGGTTTCCGGGATACGGCTTTTCTCCAGACCAGTGCGTGATGTTCAGATCCGGAATGGTCCAAATCTCCTGGCCAATATCCAGCCAGCGACGACAGGCGGCGTAGTCCTCGCCGTACCATGTATGGTTGTGCGCGCCATGATTAAAAAAGTCGAAGTGCGGAGTATGCCGATCCCCATAGCACAGTTCTGGGTACTTGCCGACCAAAATATTGATCGTGTTCGGCGTTATCTTCATAAATCCTGCTGGACCGCAGAACGTCAGAATCGAGCCGTCTGCCCTGACAATGGGTCTACCATCATTGGTAGACAGAAGCTGGCCCATGTACTCCTCATGGTCACGTTTAAACCGATAGGTTCCCATGACGTAATCCCCGTCAGTCTCAATCAGGGTTAACAGGTCTTGGGCATCCCATGAAAGGTCATGGTCAAGAAAAACAATTGCGTCCACCTTCGCGTCCAGAGCCTTCCTGAGCATGGTGGCGCGTGCCGCTGAGATATACGGGCATCCGACCTCGGATACCATGTAATGCTCCCATCCGGCCTCTTCAATTCTTGGGATAGACGCCTTGATACTGTCCAGACATACCTGATACGGCTTGGTAATGGTCGGGATACAGAAAGCGACTTTTTTCATTGATCCTCGAATTCAACCCAAAAAAATCCCCCGGCTGTTAACCGGGGGAATGGTTGCAACTGTTGTAATTATTAGGCCGTCGCCCAGATACCCAAAGCAATCAGGGTTTTCTGGATTTCCTGAACAGCCGCGAGCTGAGTCGCACCGAAGTCGGTGGAAGAAGCCAGCGCGGAGGTTGCATGAACAGCCGAGCTATAGGCTCGCTGGGCAACCGGGGCGAGGCCGTAAAATCCGACCTTCTCGGAAGCCGACTGGCCGATAAGGATTCCGCCCGAGCCATTGCTGGTCGGAGATTCGGAATCCGTAGCGCGTGGAAGTGCCATGTTGATTTCTCCTTAGGTTAATGGTTAGCCAGTGATACGGCAGGCCCATTCCGGACGGATCGCTTCGTATCCGTGGAGGATATCGAGGCGGGCCGGAATGTTGTCATTGTTGATGTCGTACTGGCGCACGATTCGGATCGACAGGCCGTCCATATTCTGACGGGAAGCGAAATGAACGCCTTCCGGCATCTCCAGGTCAGCCGTCACGAACGCGAACGCATCCTTGTGGTAGGCAAGGTGCTGTTCATACGCGGTCGAGGCGGAACCAACAGCCGTAACCGTCGCACCAGTTACCGGAAGCGCGTCAACGTTCTGGGACGCTCCCGATGCGTAGTAAGACGGGGAAATGCTGTAGTTGTTAGAGCCGTTCGAAGCTGTCACCACAAACTGTTGGAGGTAGCCAAGGCTGGCTTTGGTCTCCGAATGGACCGCATACACGTTATTAATCGTGAAAACGGTTCCAACCGAGAAAGACTCACCAGCAAACGTCAGCGTGGTGTCACCGTTGGCGATAGAGGCGTCATTGACGGTAACGGTCGTGTGATCCGAGCCGGTCGTATGGGTATAAATACGTTCGTTCTCGTACCAGTCAAAACCGCTGTTCCGCGAGATAAAGCCATCACGGTACTGCCGCTTGATCTCCATCTGGTCATGGAACAGCGCCGAATAGGCGTTGACCATGGTGGCCATTGCGTCGGAATTGACCTGCACGCTGCGCTGGTCATCCTTAGGGGCCAGCATCTGATTCAGACGGGCGCGAGCCTGTCCGAAGGTCAACATGCTGTTTGGCGTGGTGCCAGCCGTACCGACGAGGTTGTACACCAACGGGGTAACGTACTGGAGATAATCGCTCTCAATGGTTGACACCAGGACCGACATCGCGGGAGAAATGATCCGCTTGCTAAAGTCCTGAAGCTCCAGAGTAAGCTCTGCCGTGGAAAAGTTCATATCCACGCCCTTCTGAGTGGCCAGGGTCATAGTAACCGACGTTTCCGAAGTATCCTGAGCGTTCAGCGTCTTGCCGGAACGAACGGTGTACTTGTTCGGCTGGCGGATCTTGAGGGTCGAACCGATCTTGGCACCAGTCTTGGCGTACTGGTCGTCGTAGGTCAGGTTGGTCGTGGCGATGAAAGTCGACTTTTCATGGGCAACCGCGAGGGCTTCGCGGGTTACTGCGGTTGGCGTAAGAATACTATTCGCCATTGTCTCTCCTTGGGCCGGTTTGACCCGGCACTATCGGCATAGGTCTGTCTCACGACAGTCCGTTATGGGTTTATCGCCCCAGTTGCTTGTTCCTGCGCTTCATCCATTCCTTGATGTCCAGACTGTCATCCAGACCGGTCGGGATATCGCCTTTCGGCTTGACGGGTTTAAGCGGCGGTTTAGCGTCCGAAACGACCTTGGTTTGCATCAGATCGTCTAATTTTGCTTCGATTTTCCCCAGCTCGCGTGCGGCCTGGGTTGGACCCATTCCGTACAGCTTGCGAGCCACATCAGGGTTACGAGAGAGATACACGACGAGTTCCGGACCCTGGTCCGACTCAAGAATGGTCGGGGCCATGGCTTCGGAGATAGAAGCACGCTCAAAGAGTTCGTCGTAGTCCGGATATTTCTCCCGTACCTTATCGGCACGCTCATTAAACCCCTTCAGTGACTCACGAATACGCTCGGCCTGAGCGTTTCGGTTGTACTCTTCCTGGGCCTTCTTGATTCGTGTCTCGACTTTCCACTCTGTTAGTGCTTCCGTGTACTTCTCGAAAGAATCGAATTGTTCGATGCGCGGCTTTCCGGGGTCTTCCTGAACGGCCGTCTGCTCTGGCGGTTTGTTCTGCTGCGCCATACGCTTCCAGTGTTCGGCTTCCCTTCTAGCCTCTTCACGTTGCCAGACGATCTTGTCTAGTCTTTTGCGCGGGATTAACTCTTCCTCGACAGGCTTCGCGGCTTCCTGTTGGGTCTCGGTTGACGATTCCGACTGTTGCGTCTCTTGCTGTGTTTCCTGTACCTCCGATTGCTGGACGGTACTTTCCTGCCCTTCTGTCTCTAGTTCCATGCTGTCTCCCGACAGTGCGTTAAGCCCCATGAACCCCATGGGTAGGGTTTAATTCATCACGACCGGCTCAGATCCGACGATATCGCCCTGATCGTTGTAAATGTACCGCTTCGGGGCTGTAGTGGCGGCGCTCAGGCGCTCGATGGCCTGAATTAGCGCCAGCGTAGCGGCCTGATTAGACTGCGCCTGATTGGCCAGCATACTCGTGACCTGGGTTGTCAGGTCGGCTGTGCGGGTCTCGGTTTCGCTTGCCTCTTCGGCGCGTTCGTTGGTCGCCTTCTGGGTTCCCTCCATATTGGCCTGAGCCAACTTGAACTCGGCGGCAATGCGCGACTTCTCGGCGGCCAATACCTTGCGTTCAGCATCCAATGTGATGCTTTCGTTCTCGATTTCGGCCCGCAAATCCTTTAAGGCCTGCATTTCCTTTTCGGTCGCCTGTCCGGCTTCCTGTATCTGCTGCTCGGCTTGCTGTAGTTCCTGTTCCTTCTGGAAGAGTTTCTGGGCCTTGTCCATCAAGACTTCTTCTGTCTGCTGGAGCTGTGCGGCCTTGGCCTCCAATCCCTGCTCGTTGGGCTTGTTCTCCAGTTCCTTGATCTGAGGCGGAAGCATGGCTTTCAGCCGGTCGGCTATCTGGTCGGCACCTGGCCAATCCATGTTACGGACAAGAATGTCCCCAATAACCGGCATCAGGTCTGGGGCGGCCTGAACCATCTGCATCTGTGTTTCAGCCGCTTCCTGGCGTTTCGTGCTGTAACTCGGACCAACGGAAACGGTAACGTCATATTTCCCGATGGTCGGGTTGTAGAGCATCAGGACAGAACCGTCCTGTTGTGGCGCTTCCATGTGCGCCTGTACCATTTCCGGATCAAACAGGACGGCATCCGGTTCGCCGTCTTCCCCAAGAATCCGGACAACTCGCTTCGTGTCGTAAATCTTCGGTATCAGGTCAATCAGGATTCGGCCGGTATGGCGAATGGAACGGGCCAAATTGTCGTGATAGTGGAAGCTGCCTACATCCCCCTCGCGTTGACGGGCAATAATGGCCTTTCCGGACTTCTCTTGACCTTCAGCGCCGATGGAAGCGTTGTATTGCCCCATGCTGGCCTGAATCCACATACGGGAAGCGCCCATGATCTCGGCCCATCCCTGCGACAGTCCGGCCCTGGGCTGACGGATAGGAGGAGGAACGGCCACTCCGTCAACAGAAATGGGGTGATAGGGAAGTACCGGGATATTTCTCCGGTTGGCGTCCTCCCATTGCTTCTCGAATCCCTCAATCTGTCCAGCCGCTGCTGTATAGGGCGCACGCGGAGCGAGGGCTACGTCCTCCACCATGGCGGAAATCGCGTAGTTGTGCATACGCTGCGCGTCCATGGCGGCATGAACAATGCCGGTCAGGATGCGCTTACCATCAATCTCTGATTCGTTTCCAATAACCTCAACGATGGGGATATATTTTCCCATCCACTCGGTCTCTTCGAGGACTTCACCGCCGCTTATCTTTTGCCAGATAACATTCTTTACTGTCGTGGTTCTCGACTTGGTTCCTTCCCTGGATACTTCTTCCGGGATTTCTTCATCGAGGACGGAACTTCCGTCCGGGAGCTGAACAAGCGTCTTATCTTCTTCACGAATGAAGTAGTAATCTGCGACAAGTATGTCATCTTCATTGATCCAGTCCTTGCAGTCCTTATCGGTTTCCCATGATTTCAGGTCGGCATCTGGATAAGCCTTTTTGAAATCGTCCTTTTTCATCCATTCGGTAATAAACCCATAACGGGCGTCGGACCCATCCGGCTCCTGGTGGTCAGGGTCCAGATACACGCTGAAGCGGTTACGGATACGACCGATCTTTATTTCCTGGTCGAAGCTGTTCTCATCGCAATAATCGGTATAGATGCGCCAATAGCCGTAACCACCGCGTAACGCATGCTCAAAAGCGGTATCGTAGGCAATTTCCGCACTCGATCCGTCCTCTATGTGGCGGATAACCCCCTGTAGCATTTCTGCGACTTTCTTGTCAGCCTTGTCGTCTACCGGGCGGACCTTGACCGCTGCCTTGTTCTGGCGCTGGTCGTTCTTAATCTGGTTGATATATTGGTTGGTCTCGTCCATCGTGAGGCAGGGTCGCTTATCCTGCTCACGTTCCATCCGTATCGCTTCCGGCCACTGCTCAAGACCGGCTGAAAACTTGTCCGCTTCCTCTGCGCGAAGCCGGTTGTCCTCCATGGCTTCCTGGCACCGCCTGAAGCGGTCTCTGGCTGTCTTGAGTGCGTCGGTCATCCCATCCAGCCCTGTGGTCCGTAACTCATGCGTTCGGTTGTTCCTGTTGGTTTCTTGGTTGTATTGTCCTGAATGGCAACCGCCATCATGCGGAAAGCGTCGGCCCCGTGGCTCCAGTAATCATGTAATGGTGTGTTCCTGAAATGCCCTGTCTTGGCATCCGTGTCGTATCGGTAACGCCTGAGGCATTGCAGGAGATCGGCTGTCTTGTTCTGGTCGAACCAGGTCTTGCTGAATATCGTTCTGGCGGCGTTGATCCCGTCCGCAACACTAGCCATCCTGACAATCTGGACCTTTCGGCCTGCGGCCTTCAGGATATCCATGATGGAACGACCAGTGGCGAGGCTTCGGGCCTTGGCATCATGAGGAAGGTAATCCGTTCCCCAGACGTAAGGACGTTTCTGTAGCTCGCTCAGGTAGTAATTGATCGTTTGTTGTGAGTCCTGAACGTAGTCAATGACTCGATACTCGAACCCGACGGATTGGGCCATGACAATCGCCGTATTGTCAGCGAACCCAAGATCCCAGAACGTGTGGACTGGTTTGGTCGGGTCATACGGAACTTTGGTTATCTGTCCGTTCTCTTGGGCAGACCTGAGTTCCTTGGCGTAAATGGCACCATCCAATACAACCCGGCAATTCCCTTCCCAAATGTTGAGCCATGCGTCCGGGTCTTTCTGCTTCAGTTCCAGCATTTCAGTCCTGAGGACTTCCGGGAACCACGGATTGTCATTCCAGTTGACCTTGACCACCTTGGCGGTACTGGGAGGTTTCACCACGAAACGTTGATAGGTCTCGTCATCCTCAAGCTCTGGGTTGAAACTGACCCATATTTCCGAGTCGTCCTTTCGGATTGTGGGAATTAGTATTTCCCAGCTTCGCTTACTGACGGTCTGAGCCTCTTCCACCCAGACAATATCAATGGCCTCGAATGACTTGATGGACTCAACGGTATGGTTGGCGAGACCAGAGAAGACAAACAGGGAGCCATTTATACCCCTGATTTCGGTCTCCAGCACCGTGAACAATCTCCCAAACCCAAGCTGCTGAATCTGGTCAGCCAGAAGCGTATGGACAGACTGCTTGATTGACTTCTGAACTTCACGAGCGCACAGGATGCGAATAGGACTTTGAATGGCCCTGATTAGCAAGGCCCTGGCGTAGCTCCAGGACTTTGCCGAACCGCGACCGCCATAGGCTACTTTGTAGCGGTGTTTATCAAACAGGAACCTGAGCTTGTCAGGGAATTCCGCATCAACGGAATTTGACATTGATATTCAGGTCAATCCCGCCGTTCTCGCCAGTCCCTTCAATGGGCTGAGTGGCTTTCCCGTCCATCCTGTCACCAAACTCCCGAAACGCCCATCCTTGGCCTTCATCACAATGGCTAAGGAACTTCTCTGCCAGTTCATCAAGGGCTTCCTTGCCTGCGGCCTTGGATCGGTTCTCAAGGGCGCGACGGATAGCGGCTCTCCATAGCTTTCCATCTGCGGCATTTGTGTTGCCCGGTTGTCCGCCTTTGTTAGCCATTCGTTATTCAATAAGCATTTGTTTATGCTTATCTCCTGTGCGTATAAGCCTGGATTCCGTCCAGTGCGGTTAGTTACCTAAAATCTTCATGTCGTGATAGTAAGTCTTTGCCCATTCGTGAAATGGAAGTGGCTGATCGCCTTTGGATTGGGCGTCTGTGGAATAATCTGTATACATTTTTCGAAGTCTGATTGTGTTCGGTGCGCGGTTCTGGCCCTGCGCCAGGAATGTTTGCAGGTAGTTTTCCATTAGGACTCCATCATTACCGCTCGATGCTGGTTTCGGCGGCGTTGGTTGCGGTATTCAAGCTCTTCAAGGTAGAGAAGGGTTCTAAGCTCATCGTGTATGCGCCGCATTTCTTCTATGGCTGATACGTCTGCGGCGATCTGGGCCAGAAGACGCGCTTTGGCGTCTTGTTCGGCTTTCTTGAGTCTCTTTCCGGACTCAAACCTTTCTAGTTCGAGTTGTTCTTTGCGTAACTGTTCGGACTTGTCTTCGATCTCGGCCTGTTGGGCCTCTATCTTTTCCTCAACCTCTTCGACCCTGCGCCTTTTCCTGCGCTTGCCGTAGGATGGCCAGCCACCTACAGGGCTAGGTGTAGATTCTGCGGGGGTCTCTGTATACCAGGCCGTTCCATACCACGCCTGATTAGCCCAAGCGCCGGAAGCCCAAGCGGACATTTATGGAGTTCCGCCCCAGTTGGTGTCTTTCGTGGAGCTGGCCTGTACAGGATCGCTGATAACGTGGGTGCCACAACGCCTGAATTCGTGAATGTCAGGCTATCGGTCTTGGCCTTGATGGCATCAACTACGGTATCAACGGTCGCTATCGGTGCGTTTACGTTATTGCCGATAATGTAGCCGGCTGACCCTGCACCATAGGCACCCGGTAGCGTGGTTGTCCACGGATCTCCTGCGGCACCTGCGGCGTTCAATGCCTCTCCGGTGCTACCAGCGCCAAGGTGTCCGGCGATAGCCTCATCCCATACCGCATCCGCAATGGCGGCGGCGGTCGGGTCGTTCAGGGCCGCGATCAGGCCAGGAACATCATCGGTCTGAAGTTCGTTGGTATCGGCTAGGGTGTCTGTAATCGCCACGCCATAGGTTCCAGCGGTAACGTGTCCGGCTGTAGGCTCGTCGAATATTGCATCTACGCCAGCAGCGCTCAGGGCATAGCCTGTCTTGTCGTTGTTGGTTCCAACGGTAACGCTTGCGGTGACGGACCCGACTGATCCGGACAGATTGCCGGTAATATCTGCTGTCTGGTTTCCGAGACCGGTCGTGGCGGTGAGCGTGTAGCCTGTTTTGCTGCCTGCGGCGACCACGACACCATCTGTCCCGGTATCGGCAAGGATTGAATCGACATTAGCGTCCACTACCGCAAGAGCGGCATCAAGTGTGGTGCCGGTATCGACCAGGATTGCGTCAACGTCAGCGCCCACGTCATTTCCGGTCTGGGTTGTTCCGCCAAGCTGGGAGGTATTCACGTCCAGCAAGTCGGTTCCGGCAATAATGGAGTCGTAGACCTGCGCCGGCAGAACAACAGTTTCAACGCGAACCGCCAATGCTCCAGACACATGGACGAATATAATCATTGAACCGACTGTATTGGTGTCGGTCGCGTCCAACACGGCATAGTAAATGCCGTTGCTGATGTGCGTTCCGCCGCCAGAGTTCTTGTTGGCTAACGTCGTGGCTCCTGTCTTCCAGAGCTTGATATCGGTATTGGCGATAGTCAGTGCGGTTTCTTCGGTATTACCGTCCGTGGAGTCCACGAAATAGCCGAGCGGGATTTCCTGCGATGCCGTGTTGTACTTCAGGTAAATCGGCATTTAGGCAATCCCTTGAATCTGTAGGTTGTGGTAGAAGACCGGAACGGCGGTAGACCCCCCAGCGGCGGCCTTGACCTCGATGGCTATTCCCAACATCGGAGCGCTTGAGGTAGAGCAAGTCGCGTCAACGGACGTATCAATTCCTGACTGCCATTCGGTCTGGAGTGACGCGAATCCGGAAGATCCATCCGATATTTCAGTAAAACCTGTTCCCGGCGTATAGGTCGGGTTGTCGTAGTCATTTTCCGCGAATGCGCCGAATGTCGAATTACCTGAGTCTCCGGAGGCGAGGGTTACGGTTAGCGGACTTGTGCCAAAGTTCGTCGCAGACTGCGCGATCGCTCCAGAACCGTTTGTGCCGGATGTGTCCACATCGGACCATTCAATAACGTCCCAATTCCAGGCAATGACGTTCTCGCTGCCTGAGCTGAACGTGATGGCCCCGGAGGACGGCGAAGCACCGAGCGCACGGAATACATGCAATGACCACTCACTAGAACCAGCGGTTCCGTTCTCTTCGGCGACCTGAACCCATGTCAGACCGTTACCAGAAACGGTGATCGTCGGCGTTGACTGTGAGTTGGTCCAGCGCAATGAAAGCGCCGCCAGTATCAGATAGTTCCCAGTTGGGGATACCGATGCCGTGCCCGCACTCGTGCCGCTCCCCGCCGTTCCCGATGTAAGCAGGGTCGGCGTCGGATTCGCCATAGCTGATTACGCTATGGTCGCGGATAGCGCCGTGAGTTGTGTTCTAAACGCGGTTAGCTGTCCTGCTGTCAACTGGATATCGGCGTAACGCTTATCCGGGCCAGTGCTGTAGATCGAAAGGTTATTCGAGGCGTCACGCGGAAGATTGGCGATAAGCCAATCCTGTGTCGCTACAATCTGGACGCGCATGGTGGAGTAGTCGTTAATGATGTTCAGGCCGCCATCCGATTCCTGGGCCTGTGCATACTCAAGAAGGCCATTGGTCTGCCCGTTCGCCGTCAGAACATCCAGAAGGGCCAACTCATCGGCCAACTGGTTCATGAAGTCAATGGCCTGCTTTCGCGTCACGTTCTGGGCGATAAACTGAGTGCATTTGTCCTTGATTCTTCCGGTCGTGTCCTTGATGGACTCCCAGCGCCGCGACAGCGACTTGCCGCTGTTTGATGGCATTGCCATTGTTTCTGACCTTTGGGTAATTGTGGGTTCGAGGCAGGCTGCGTCTTACTCTCAGCAACCGGATTATGTGATTCAGATAGACCGGATCATGTAGCCTGTCTTTGCGGATAACGCCTGAAGCCATGTAGTTACGAATGAACCTGCTGGACCAGCCTGTGGCCCTGCTCAGCTCGTAGGCGTTCAGTGTTTGACTTGCTCTGTCTGGTCTTCCGCGTTATCGACAAGACACTGGATGGCTATGTCCTGTACCGCTGAAACGGACTTGTCATAGCTTCCAAGGTCGTGGAGGTTCTGCTCGTACTGGTCAATGACGGTCTTGATCCACTGA